TATCCAGGTCTATTCGATGTTCTCCAAGCTAAATTCTCTAATGAGAACATATATTTCTTAACGTGACCACTTTCACCACCACCACCAATTAAGTTTGTAGAATCTTGTCCACCTTCCCTTTTATTAGGTACAATGTTTAAGTTATAAGTTTTATCTAAAACAGAATAAGAAAATCTTCTACCTTCTGTTGTCATACCATCTGTTTTTTGTAAGTCATTGTATTGTAGATATGGTGTATCTTTTGTAAAAATTCTACAATATTCCGCACCTTTTTCTTGTCCAATCTCCCCAATATAAGCCAATACTTTAGAACCTTTTGTTATTTCTTTATATCCATCATTGAATACCTTACTGACTTGGTCTATTGCGTTTCCTACGTGTTGTAATCTTTTTCCTCCTCTTGGTTGTGAATCTATTATTCTTTGTGTCTCATCAAGTATTGACCCCTGTGTAAATCTAAGATTAGTTGATTGTGACGAAGTAAATGTAGATTCTTTATAGTCTGGGTCATCTTTAATTATTTCACCTCCAACTCCTACTTTCTTACCCGCATTTCCTTTGAATTTTGGAGAGACCCAAGTAGTTCCTCCTTCTATTCCACCACCATTTATATAACTAGGTGCACTAGCCCCAAGTTTTATTTGTTTAGAGACCTCCCCTTCATAAAGTTGTGCAAGTTCAGTTGCCCCATATACGGGTGCTTGAACTTCTTGATTAAACTCATTGATTGGTAAATCTCCGCTTGGTGAAAAAATTCTTGATGGTTCTGATGTTATTGAACCGACATAATAGTTACTGTTATTTGTAAGACTTGGGAAAAGAACTCCCGCAACTCTTTCAATTACATTTCTATCATATTCAGGTTTAAATTTATTAAAATCAAGACTGTAAAATAGTCTCGATTTCTGACCTGCACCTGTATTATTTAAAAATAATTGTGAACCTGTCTTACCAGCACCTAATAAAGCTCCTACAACCTGACCAAAAACTGTTTGTCCAACGGTGTCTCTATAAGCATTTTGTAATTGTTGAATTGTTGTGGGTTGACCGGGATTTATACTAGGGTCAAAATATGAACCCGGTATTGGTGAAACGGGAAAGTATGTTCCCGCTAATCTCAAAGCCAAATCAGCCGCTGCTGTTACAGGATTCGCCAATACAGTAATTTGATAGTTTGGTTGAATCAGTGGTACACTTCCGTTGATAAGTCCTATTATTGGGGAACCTGTATTTGCATTCAGAACATTTATTCTTCCTAATGTTCTTCTTCTTATTTCTCTTGCAATTCTTTCTTCAAACTCTCGCCTCAAAACCCTAGCACCTAATTTGGCGATGAAAGAATCTTGAGATAAACTACCATTAGAACCTCTTGGGTTATTTGATAATAGTATGTTTACGGGATTATAGAATGACGCAACAAATGTTGTTGGGTATGGTTGTGCGTTAGATGTGTTAGTTGAATTTATAATTAATACATCTCTTGAACCAATTCCAACCGCAGAGTCTACAATTGCTGGACCGTTACCATATGGGTTTAAAGGTTTCCATTCTCTTGAAAAGACGGACGCTTGTTCAATTATATTAGCATCCTGTACTCCATATTCACCTTCATTCGAGTTTGTATTTTGTAATGTATTTGGGTCTCTAACCTGAACATAACCTCCTTGTGAACCGTATTGGTTTAAAGGATACAATTGATTTGCGAATGTTGGTTGGTCTATTAGACTATCGGGACTATCAATTACTGAATAATCTGATTGAACAATAGCATAATTAATTGGTGGTTGAACTCTTCTTGGTGACTTTGGATATGGCGCTAAATTTCTAGTTACCAATCTAGTTCTAAACCCATCCGTATTTGGAAAATCTAAGGGACTATTTGCCATCATCCTTTTTTATTATAAATAGACTTAAGATAATTTATTTTTAATATCCTTTTGAGGTTCTTCCTTTTTCTTCGAAGTGTTTCTCAATTATTTTTACTATATCTTGTTTAAATTGTGATGAGTTAACTAAACTTGTTAATTGTTGTTGTGTTACTGCGTCATCGGCTTTAATATTGAACGTATAATCTCCTTTAAGATTAACATCAGATTTACTATATGACGACCTTGTTTTTGATTCGGGTTCACCAATCATTTTTTGAGTTGGTTCTATTCCGTATTTTTTTACTAACCTTTCTGAAATTGTTTTGTCTGTCAATTTTTCACCCGCTTGAGAAACCGCCTCTCTCATTTTTTCCGCAAGTAATTCTTTTGTCTCATTATTAACTATACCTAATTTATCACCCAATTTAGACATTGCATCAGTGAAAGATACCCCTTTGTTTAATTGGTCAATGAACCCTCCCGATTCTTTCATATATTTTGTCAAAACATCTCTTGATATATTAGAATCTGCGAATTTGTCACTCATACTACCTAAAACACCTGTTATTGTTCTATATAACCCTTCTTCCTCTTCTAAAATTTTTCTTTGTGATGCTGGTCCATAAATTACCGCATCTCTTATTGATTTTACATCAGCATTGAGTATTTCAGATACAGTTAATTGATTTCTCAATAAATCTTCGGTTGTTTTGGGACCTTCTTTTTGTTCTTTTACAAGTTTTTTTATTTCATCGTTTGTAAGTTCAGATAATTTTCTTTGTTCACCGCCCATACTAACTTCATATTCACCACCCTCACCCATTTTTGCAATGTTTGCCAAATACATTCTATCTTCTTCGGGTATATCAATTGTTGGGTCAATTTGAGAATATATTTCATCAACTTCTCTAGCAGCAAGTGACATTTTTCTTAATTCCTCAACATTTATACCTGTAACTGTCGATAACTCTTTTAGTTTCATAATTGCACCAGGATTAATTTTGAATGTTTTTGATGCTTCGTCAAAATAAGAAAATTGTTTAACCGCTTGTGCTAATCCATTTTGTAAACCTTGTGGGTCATTGATTGATGCATTCATCAATTGAAATGGGTCTACTAAATTACCTACAGAAACACCCAATCTTTGAAAACCTGAAGCAACTTCAATCGCCTTTTCAGGGTCCAACACTCCTTCAGCAAATGATAAAGTTTGTCTCATATCTACTCTTAACATACTTGCTTGTGCTGCCATTTTTGTTAATCCTTGAACTCCTCCTTCAAAATTAAACCTATTTAATTGGTCAGAGTTGTTAACAACATTTTGCATCACAGATTCCATATTCAATCCGACACTATTAACATAATTGATTGAAGTTTCAAGTTGTTTACCAACCTTTGTAAAATTAACACCTACATCCGTGAACTTACCTACAATGTCATCAACACTTCTACCTATTAGTTTACCGACCGAAAAAAGTTTTTCTACATCTTCTGAAGATGCTAATACGTTTTTTCTTGTTGCAGCAGCAACTTCTCCTATTGTATTCAAAACATCCTGTGATGAACCACCAAGTCTAGTAATTCTTGGTAATGAATCCGCAACCGCTTGATTTATTTCTACGAATCTGGTTCTTGTCGAACCAAAGGTATTACTCAAAGAAAGACTCAGATTTCTCAGTTCATCAACCGCCTTCTTAATTGTCTCCATATTTAATGAAATACTCTCACTAAGTTTTTCACCAAATTCACCCAATGTTTCCTTATCTGCCATAAAGTTCTTTTAATATAAATAGAAAAAGGGACCGTTTTTTTAGTCCCCTTTATTTTCTTCTACCCATTTATCCAAAAGATATTTTCTAATGTATATTGGTAATCTTTCAAAATCTTGATACGATATATTCATACGTGTGTTTAAATAGTAAAACTCATCCATCATACCTTTTCTATAATCAGAAGAAAGGGCGAAAAAAGTCCACCCCAAAACCAACATTAACCGTTAGTTTTTCTCCTGATGGGGTTGTTACAACTTTTTTCATATCTAATCTTGGTTCATTTTCATCCATAAACTTTCTTATGAATTTAGAATCTGCAATCGGCATTTGTTCAACAAACTTAGCAATTTCTGCTCTATCTGTTACACCATTCATCTCTCTTATTTGAGCTTCCAATTTCCAAGTAACTCTTGGTACAACTCTACCAGTAGGATAACTATCCATTCTTTTTTGTAATTGAATGCTTTCACCATAGGTTAATGGTTTTAGTTTTACCGTCACGTTTGAGTTGGGAAGAGTTGTCATAAAACAACCATCCTCAGTTGGTTCTTGTCCTTTTATTATGGACATTTGGTCTAACATAACGGTTCCTTGGAATGGTTTTTTTGTTTGTGGGTCTGTCAAATTAAGTATCATTTCGGGACCAAAAGAAGTGTTTCTCAAAAAGATTAAAATAGCCTCTATGTCACCGTCAAGTAATTCTTCAACTCTTACGTCGGGTTCATATAATTTATTTCTCAATAAATTTGTTGTCATATCGTCTCCCGCACCTAATAATATATTTTCATCAAATGCTGTCATATAACCAACTCTGACTGATTTTTTTTTGTTTTTATAAAAAAGTCCTTCAGATGGTAGAGGCACCACATCGTGTGGTAATGTTAAATTCATTTGTCCGTATTCTCTTGCTTTGTCATCCATAATAAAAAATTAACCGTAAAGTTTATGTCTTTACGGTTAAATATAGGAAAGTAAAAAATATAATAAATGGAATAAATTAATAAACTAACACACAACGGTCAGGTCTTAAACTTACAGTAATATCAGCAAGAGCGTCTTGGTTGTAAGCTAAGGAACCAAAGTTAGCACTTGTCATAAATGTTCCGTACATAATCCATTTTTCTACAACTACACCTGTTGGGTCCAACATCTCCAAATCGATATCTTTTTTATATCCTGCAGCATATCCCATACGACCTGTAACAGATTCAGCGTGTAAACGAACCCATTCCATTAACGCCTGTGCCGCTGACGGTCCAATTGGGTCTCTGAATTTTACGGTTATTTCATCCCAGTTAAAACGACCCGCAACATAAGTTGAGGTGTTTAAAAAAGGTATTTCTGTTGAGTTAATTTTTATCGATGGTCTGCTTGTACTTTCCACAAACCACTCATTGATACCCAAACTAGATGGGAATCTCAAAATAAACCTATTCTGCCTTTTGGGTTCATAGGGTATCGGCATTTTCATCAGTAAATCAGCCATATTATTGTTTTTTTAATTAAATTTATTTTGTTTATTTATAAATATTACAAAAAGTTTTTTGTCTTTACTTTTTATTTCTAATTATTTATTCTAGACTAGAATCTAGTAATAAATATTTAATATTTCTTTTTTATACCTCCTGCGGTTGAATATGTTTTAACCATATTATCGTGTTTATCTTCAAAATGTTTTTTCATCAATTCTACGTTTCTTAAATCATCATCAGAAAAACCAATTTCAGGTATAACTGGTGTGAATTTATTTCCCATATCTTTTTTGATATATATTTTTTTGTTCAAAAGAGCGGCCATTGCTTTTATATAAGAAACAAAATCTTCCATAGCCCTAACCTTTGCCTCCTCAGGATTTGTTGCCGACTTTTCATCCCCAAAAGAAACGGGGTTATATCTGTTAAGTTCCAAATATGATTTTATTAATTCTTCATCAGACATATCTTCTTCATCTACAAAAGTTCTATATTTTCTTAAATTTTTAACAAGTTCATTTTTGTCTATTCCATTAAAACCTGTTATAATATAATTATAAACCGCTTGTTTTAATGTTTCAGGAGAATGACCACGGGCAGTTATTATGGCGAAAATTGAACCATTATTAATTGCTTCTTTAAAATCATCGAATGCAGGTCCTGGAACCGCTTTTAATGAATCAATTATAAATTTTTTATTTCCTTCAACTCTGAAATTTCTAAAAGGATTTTCTGCAAAACCCACTATTGTTTCTCCATTATAATCAAATTCATTTTTACCAATTTGATTTCTATATTCTGCGAAATCTTTGGTACTCATACCTACTTCATTTCCTTCATCATTAATTAAAACTATTTCAGTAGGCATAGAAACAATATTATCGTCCCAATCGAACGCATAATATTTCAAATCTGGAGTTCCTTCATTCTTAAAACCTTCACGTAATTTTTTCATAATAAAAAAAAGGGGTGGTGTTACCCACCCCAAAGGTACAAATTTTTATTAAACATCTTCAAAAGATGCTCCTGTAGGAGTTATCAAAAACTCGATGTTTATGAATTCCAATGCTCTTGTTGGTTTTAGATAAATTTTACCTGTTAATGTATTTCTATCTAAATCTTCAGGAGATGAAGAAACTGTTACACGGAAATCATACAAACCTCTATCTCTTCTGATACCATCTAAAATAGGGTTTACACTATCCAAGAATTGTTGTCTAACTATTTCATCGTTTTGTTCGAACAAAAGTCTAACAGCAACCGCAGAAATTAGTTTTCTTGCCTGTAGTAATAATCTACGAACATTTAATCTATTAAGTGCTGAGTCAGCGATTTGTAAAGTTTTATTACCCCAAATAACCGTACCAACATCTGAGAAAGTTGCAATTGGGTTCAATCTACCCAAGTACAATGTATCTCTATCTTCTTGTGTCAATTTATATCTTGCTTTTACAGAATTAACCAAACCTCTTGTATAACCCGCCGATGCGAACCAAGGGAATGCGATATTATCAGTAAGAGCCAAGTTTCTACAAACTTCACCCGTTGGAGGTAAATAAATTTGTGTATTATTTACTGTATCTCTAACAAGTATCCAAGGGTAGTAAGATGATGTGTAGTTTGAGTCAATTCCTGTTTCTTCTAAATTATCTACCGCCTCTTGAGGTAAGATTCTATCGGTACTACTACTTGAATCAGGTGTGAACATTTGGAAATCAGGTGTTGTTACTATATAAACTGAATCCGCTCTATCGAACTGAATCATATTGATTGCGTGTTCACAAACATTTGAATGGTTAACATAATCAATACCCGCAGTTGCAAAAATATTAATATTAGTTGACTCAGGATTATTGAAAGTATCAATACCAAGTATGTAAGCGTAATAGTCTGTGTTTGCGTAATCAACAGTATTTTTATTTACCACTATTTGTTTGAAAGTTCCGTCTCCATTAGCGGTTGGGAATCTAGTACTTGCCACCGCACCTTGTAAATAACCTGAAGAACCTAATTTGAATCTATCTTGGTTAGTTCTATATTCTCTATAAACATCCCATCCATCAAATCCTCCTGCAAAACATACTGTGAATTTACGTGAATATAAAAAATAGTAAGGACTTGTTTGAGAATCAGGTTCAGAACTGAATGATGCCGAACCGACCTCGAAAGCAGTTTGACCACTTGTAAAATACGAATTTGAAATTGTAATTACAGTAGCACCTGAGTCCATATGATATCCTCTTGTTAACCAATTCCACTCGGCAGATTCTGTTACAGTTGCCCAATTAGCTGTTGGATTTTGTTTACCTTTATATTGTACGAAAGAATCATCAACACCTAAAAGAGTTGAAAAACCTAAGTAAGTTCTTCTAACATTATCACCCGCGGAAGATACTATGTTATCACCACCTGTTGCACTTCCAAAAGGAGGATTATAAATTGTTTCACCCGCTAAATCATATTTGGTCTTATAGACAGGTACCGGTGGTATATTATTTGTGTTAGAATAAACTCTTTGAGTATAACCTCTAAAACCACAAGGTAATGCATCTGATGGATATTCATTAGCCATCTCAACCATAATGTATCTTGATATCAGTGAAAATTCACCGTTTGAAGACCCTATTTTTTTAGCAACAAAGTTGTTAGATAAAATATCCAAATTACAATTAGTAAACTTTTCAATAACAACCGGATTTCTATCAGTATCAAAGAAACTCCTTACTAAAACATCAAAACTATTATTATTGAAAGATATATTTGCAATAGAGACTTTTATTTCTGTATTAGCCGCCGTTCCATCAGAAATCGATATAAATCTGAACAAGTCAAAAACCTCGTTACCTCTTAATTCAGAAACCAAAAATGGTGTAGAAGGTGTTGTATATTGTTCCAAATTCCAAGCGATAGATTGTGTACTTCTACTTCTGGCATCAGGTAATGCAATTAATTCACAATCTATCCCGCGGATGTAACCTTTATTATATAAATAGTTTAACGCTCCTGGGTAAACCTCCTCAACATAAATAGGTACTTGAGTTCTACTTTTTCCAAAGTTATCAACACCTAAAACTTTACTTATATATTTGCTTGAAGTTTCTTCTAAAGAAACTTCAAATTGGAAGTTAGTATTATCTGAAGTATATCCTGATAATAAAAATACTGAAAAAGGATTTTTATTAATATAAGAATATGCACCCGTACAAACTAATTGTAAATCATCACCAACAAAATTACCTGAACCATCTTCACTTCCAGGAACTTCATAAATTGGACCGTGTTGAGTTGAACTATATAAAGAAATTCCTCTTGAACGAATTGTTGCAATAACTAAATTATTATAATTTTCATAAGCCGTACCCGAGAAGGTATACACTTGACCGGATAAACCACCAATGAAATCATTATTTCCTACATTAGTTAAACTTGTTACAACATAATAGAAAGAATATCCTGAATACGAATTACCGTTATAGTTTATGAAATTGGCGTAATACCAAGTGTCATTCTCCGCAGCGGTTAGGTCGTTGTTATCGAAATTTAAATTTTCAACTGAGTATGCGTTTTGTATATTTGAATATTGAGAAGAAAGATTATCATAATCCAATTGATTTATTGCACCATATATAACACAGGTTGTTGCAGAAGTTGCGGGGGAATCCATAATTGAATCCAAGTAATCGTTAAAATCTTGTTGAAGAGTTGATGTAGAACCATCTTCTTTTGTATACTGAGTTTGTAAATTATTTTGAACATCTACGGGTAGAGAGCCTCCAACAAATTGAATTGTATTTCCCGAACTGGTACCTGTAAAAAGAGCATTCCAAGTACTACCCACTGCCGGATTTTGACCAATAGTTGTTCCGTCAACGTTTGCAGTTAATTTAATACTCCAAGAAGGACCCGCATCATATCCTGACAATCCTAAAACTCTTGTCACAAATAATTGATTTGATTGTTGTAAATATGATTTTGCAATATATGCTGCTTCATATTTAGGTATTTGTGTATTCACAAATTTTGTTGGTTCTGTGCCACCAAAAAAAGCTTGGAATTCATCATAGTTGGTTATAAAAATAGGTTCGAACGCTGGACCTCTTAAGGTCTCACCAACCAAACCTAATGTAGTAACCCCTACACTCTGAGCGACAAATGTTAAGTCAGTTTCTGAGGTATACACCCCCGGTGAAACGAAGACTTTTTGATTAACTTGAGTAGTTGCCATTATTTAATAATTTCTGTTAGATTTATTTTAATGATAAATATTCAATAGAAAACGAAAAAACTTTACTTTTAAGAAAGTATTTATAAACAGTAGGATTTATTTCTGCCTTTTTTCTTCCTATATGAAAAAAGAAATTAAAAATATTAAAATATCGAAAGAGTCACACGAAGTTTTAAAAAAATTTTGTGAGATAAACGGACTTAAGATTCATAAGTTCTTAGAAAACTTAATTTTTGAAAAGTGTAAAATAAAAAGAGACATATATGGAGATAAATTAAACTAACTTACATTCTAAAATTATATTTCCATAATCATTCGAATTAGTCTTATTAACCTCTATCTCAAGAACATCATTAGTATTTAATTGAATTGATGTTATATCTGTACCATAAAAGTCACCATTAATATAAACATCATAAGAACTTATATTATTAGTCTTAAGAATTGTAACATCAACTCTATACTCAATTGTTTTTGTCACTAAAAATTCAGAATTAGGGTATTCAAAATTCAATTGGAATGTGTTAGGATTTTCAGGTGATTTTTTAACTTTCTTTTTAGAAGTTGTAGTATCAATTTCCATAATCTGTAGAACCCTATTGATTGCCGGTTTAACCTGAAACTCCTCTTCATCTATAAGATACCCTAACATTGTAAAATCATAATTTTGAATAAAAAACTTTCTTTTGTCTATCTCCATAACTGACTCATCAGATATGTTAGTTGAAATGATTGGTACGTATTGTCCCTTAATAAAAGTGTATGCTTGTCTAGAAGAAAACTTTTGCATCACAGTCTTGTTGAACGTGTTTAGTTCTCTCATCCTGTTACAAATTATTTTTACACTATAATTTATATCAACAGGAACTGGTTGAGGTATTGTGTAAACATCCGCACCTTTCTGATTACCATTCCACGTTGGGACTACCGCAAAATAAAATTGTTTTCTATTTGGAATTGTATATTGTGTAGAAGGATTAGTTCCAAACTTTACTTCAGGTTGTCTAACTAATGTCACAAATGGGGGTTCGGTATTACGGTCACTATCTTGAAATTTCCAAGTCTCAGTAAATTGAGCCCAATTTTGTGTTGTTAAAATAATATCTACAGTTGGTACAACTTGACCATCCGCAAATATCTTTAATTCATTTTTAACAAAATCTAACATACCTCTATCCAAATCTGCGTGTAATACTGATTTTGGAAGATACGTTCCGTCTTTGGTGATGAATTGAGACAACTCTCTTCTTCTGTCCGATAAAATTTTATCTGGAACAAGGGGAAGTGTTTTTTTTATTTGTTTTGGAAAACTCATTATTGTTCGGTTATATAAATCTTATTTTTTAAATTTACCATCTCCACACCAGATGCATTATAAACAGGCTCCTCATTATTTTTCAATACGAAGGTGTCGTGTTTGTATGGGTTATAAGTTACAATTTCATTACTTGATGGTTCAGGAATATCCTCACAAGGAAATAAACAAAAATCTTCAAGAACTCCAATAACAAATGCGTGAACATTTTTTCTTTTTTCAAATCTAACTTTTTCTTTACCTCCTTCTCTAACCCTAAATTCTACATCACTTAATTTAACAAAATCTGCGTGTCCAACCACAATTCCGTTTTTTTGAATTGAAAACGTTTGTTTATGTAGGTTATAATAAACCTTCACTCTCTCACCAATCATATTGGTGAGTAATTTTTTGTTTTGCTCTTCTGTTATTAAAATTATCATAATCCATTAAATTCATTATTATTTACAAATGTTGCGGTAACGGTTCTATAAAAAGGTTTGTAACCACCATAAGTATGTTTATTATCAGAAACTACCCTACCATCATCCACCACACTATAATATCTAACTTTATCTTCTGTTTCATAGTATGCCAAGTAATCCCCTAAAGATATTGAAACTTGTAGTTCATCTAAATATCTTTGGTATACGGAAAAAACTAAGTTACCTGGCTCACTCTGAAGTACCTTAGAATTACCTAACTTTTGATTAGTCGGTGCAGCAATTTTTACATATCCTTTAAGTTCAATTGGAGGCATAAACTTTATACCGTCTTTAACAGTTTCTCCATAAACATCATCTGTTTTTGTTTTATATTTATCTACACGATATAATATAACAGTGAAATTCATATCTCCTTCGAGCCACTCCGAACCCATTTCAACATCCAAATTGTAATCTTCTCCACCGAAGAATTTACCTAATCTTGTTATAGGAACTAACTTTTGCATATTGATAAATATTTGAATTATTAGTATTATTAGTATTAAAACTTTATTGTATTGAATGGAAGTAACACTTGAGTCAAAAGCAATGTCAATTTTGGAAAATTATGAAGGGGCAAACAATTATATTTTAGAACTAAAAAGAAAATCTAAAATAAATAAAAAGTTTTACCCGACACGAAGTCAATCAGAATATATTATTAATAACCACACCAAAACTCCTAAGGTTGCGAGAAAATGGGTTATTTTAGATTCTTATTTTGCACAAAAGATGGCAGATGATAATCTTTATACCCAAGTTCCTGACAAAGTGTGGGTTGAAAAGTTATTAGCCGAAAAAGATAAAGCATACCATATTTGGGGTAAAGTTTTTGAAAATGAAGAGTTTAGAGAATTTTGGTTACCTAAAGCATCAATTATTAAAGACAACACTGTTAAAGATGTTACAATTGATTATGAAAAATATTCACACAGACCTCCGTTAAATCACCAAAAAGAGTCAATTCAAAAACTTGTTGAAAACAAAAAATTTATATTGGCTGATGATATGGGGTTGGGTAAAACAACCTCCACAATTATTGCTGCACTTGAAACCGGTGCTAAAAAGGTAATGATTATTTGTCCTGCAACACTCAAGATAAATTGGAAAAGAGAAATTGAAAATTATACCGACAGGTCAATTTATATTGCCGAGGGAAAGAACTATTCAACCGAATCAGATTTTGTAATCATAAATTATGATATAATTAAAAACTTCCACGACCCAAAAAACAAAGAAGATTCACAAATTCTTAAATCAAACTTTGATTTGGTAATCATAGATGAAGCCCATTACATTAAAAATGCACAAGCCCAAAGAACTAAACTAATTAATGATTTGGTAAAAGATATAGATAGATTATGGTTACTTACGGGAACACCAATGACTTCTCGACCAATTGATTATTATAATCTTCTGAGTTTATCAGATTCACCTGTTGCCAAAAATTGGATGGCCTATGTTATCAGATATTGTAATGGATATCAGTTCAGAGTTGGTAATAGAAAAGTTTGGAATGTGATGGGTGCTAGTAACCTTGAAGAGTTAAGAGATAGAACTCAAAATACAATACTTCGTAGATTGAAAGAAGATGTTTTGGATTTACCTGATAAAATTATAACCCCCATTTATTTGAGGTTAAAATCAAAATTATATGAGGACGTAATGGGAGAATACTACAATTGGTATGAAAAAAATCCTGAAGAGAGTAAATCACTAACCGTTCAATTCACAAAATTAACAAAAGTAAGACAAATAATTGCAGATGAAAAAATTAGTCAAACTATTGAACTTGCAGAGAACATCATAGAACAAGATAAAAAAGTTATAATATTTTGTAATTTTACTGACTCGTTAAACAAGATTGTTGAGCATTTTGGAAAGATTGCAGTTAAAATAGACGGTTCTAACTCAAAAGAACAAAGACAACATTCAGTGGACGAGTTTCAAAATAACCCAAAAGTTAAAGTATTTGTCGGTAATATTAAAGCCGCGGGTGTTGGTATTACTTTAACATCTGCTGAGGTTGTGATAATGAATGATTTGTCTTTTTTACCTTCGGACCACGCACAAGCGGAAGATAGGGCTTATAGATATGGACAAAAAAATAATGTTCTTGTATATTATCCAATTTTTGAAAACACAATTGAAGGTGTTATTTATGATATCATTAATGAAAAAAAGAGAGTTATCGCAACTGTAATGGGTGATTTCCAAAATCCTTCTGACGCTGCGGAAGAAATAATGAATAGAATAAATAAGGTTAATCGATGATATTTATAATAAATAATTATCGATATGTCAGTAATCCAAGAACCAGAAAGAAGTCAAATATATACGAGGATTAAACACCTTTTGGGTGCACCACTTAGAAGTGTTGAAATCGAGGATGAGATGCTCGATTCACTAATGGAGTTATCAATACAGGACTATGAACATTATGTTCAAAATTGGTTAATCGACACTAATTGGGTTAACCTTGTTAATTTAGATATGACTCAAAAATCTGTCGCAAACGCATTGATAACTAAAACTTTTGATTTTGAAAAACAATTTCAATTTGCATATTCTAAAATAGTTGGTCTACAACAAGTTGGTCCTTGGGCATTAAAAAAAGATTACTTCACATTAGTTTCTGGTCAACAAACATACGAAATTCCTGCAGGAAGAGAAATAAACGAATTATTGTGGTTTAGTAACCAACCTTGGACTGTATTCGGTCCTTATGGACTTTGGGGTTTTGGTTACGATGGTATTGGTCTTGGTGCCAATCAAGCAGGATACGCTCAGTTCGGGTACCAAGGGTCGTTTTTTATGATGTCAGGTTTTGACTACTTAGTTAGAGCACAGGAAGCAAATATACTAAATAGAATTCTTGGGGGTAGTTTAACTTATAGAGTTACCGCACTACCTGATGGAAAAAAATTGGTTCATTTAAGTAATACACCTGGTGGTAGATTTAATTGGGCTAGTTACAGTTCTTATGTTGGAACACAAGTTTGGTATTGGTATTATGAAGTAGAGGGTGCAGATAGAGCGAAATGTCTTAAGATGAATCCTGATATTATTAAATTACCTTCAGATGTTCCTTTAGAAGCAATGACTTGGGAGGACCTCAATGAACCGGCAAAACAATGGGTTAGAAGATGGTTTACTGCATATGTTAAAGAAACATTAGGTAGAGTTAGGGGTAAATATAGTGGTAACTTAAAAACACCAGACTCCGAAATTCAAATGGATTATACATCTTTATTAACTGAAGGTAAAGATGAAAAAACTAAATTAATGGATGAATTAATTGGGGAAAACGGATTTTTATCAAGATTAAGACCTGAAAAAGTTATGGAGAGAGAGGCACTAATTGCCGAGAACTTAAATAAACAACTTAAGTTCAGGGCAATGCCAAGACAGATTTATGTAATTTAATTTACAAAATCAATTTATTTTTTACAATTTCTATATGTCGATTATAAAATCATTTCCTACCCAAAAATGGGTTAATAATATTTGGGTTGTAACTTCCGAAACCTCAATCGTATCTGAAAATGAGTACTCAACAGATGGAGAGTCTTGTATCGTAGTTAAAGGAGTGTCTAGTTGTAACATAACATTAAATCACGAAACAACAGAACACGTAGTTATTAAATGTCTCACTAAGACCATCATTAAACCAAGTATTGGTAAAATTGATGAGGAGTATGATGAAATCGAATCCGATAAAGGTGCTTGTATTGAATTCAGATGTATTGAAAAAAATTGGTATGTTTTAAGTTCGGACGGTTTGAAATTCTCCTAACTTATTTCTTTTAGAAGAATTTTCAAAACCCCATAGCGGTTGTAAATTTGTGTAATAACAAAGTTTATTTAAATCTTCAGTAGTTTTGGCGTAGTATAAAGGTATGATATGGTCTATATGCCATTCACCATAATTTTCCCAACACATTCCCGGTTTAAATTGTTGTTCAAGATATTTTTTAAAATTAGGTAAATCAATACCTAACATAACTAAAGTTTTATTGTCTTTGTGAAGTTTATTTGATTTAACAAATTGTGATATCCTACTACGTAAATTAGAAGAAACTCTTAACATTTCATCAACCCTCTTTTTATTTTTTAAATTTTCAATTATTTGAGGTTTTTTATGTTCATAATATTTTTTATTACGAATCAACTCTTTTTTTGGATTTTCGGAATATCTTTTTTTTCTTTTTTCTTTGTAATACTCCGAATTATTCAAATAGGTTAATTTTTGGCAATCTCTACACTCTCCCCTCAATCCAGATTTATTTCTTTTTGAAATATTAAAGTCTGAATATTTTTTTTCTACGTTACACCTACAACAAATTTTTGATTCCATAATATTCTCTAACTAATTTTTCTATTATACGGGAAGGCATTATTTTTTCTTCTTTTATTTTATTGTATAAAACTCTATCAAGACTAATACTAACCTTAATTTTTTTTTCTTCTTTGTTTTTTTTAGGTCTCCCCATAATGATAAATATCTTAATTTTATTAAAAGTAGTATTTTTACATAAATTTTTCCCACCCTGGCTCCGCCAAATCATAAATGTAGTTTGGGCTTAACCCAACTCTATCCCAAAACAATATCTCTGAATCTGTTATTGTTAATAAATCTTCAACATTATCTTGGTCTTCAGGTTCAAACGGGACACCATTTATGAGTTCACATTGCTGAGTTGTAAATATTCCTCTGTCTTTTGGTTCATCAACAAGTAACCCATCTCTAACTTCTTGTCCAAAACAAATAAGGAGAGGTTCAATTCTTTTATTGAATGTTGTTATCGCTCTTGGTACATTATACTCACCAGTCATATTTGGATTCGATTCAATCTTACTTTGTTCCAACATATAACAATTGATTTGAACATATCCTTCGGGAATTGGTTTTCCGTGAGCCAACATATACTCTTCTTGTAATTTTTTTGTTGGTTTGGTTATTTTTTGAACATCTCCATTTGATGCCTTTGTTCCATTATTAACATAATATATAACATCTCCAAGATTAACATTTAATTTGTTTTGGAAGGCGAGTTCCATATGCGCCATCATAGACATTGCACCGCCAGACTTTGTTTTCTGTGTTGACCTTTTCTTGTAATCCTCCATAGTAAGTTTAACTTTTGCTCTCTGTGCAATTTTCATAAGGGGGATTTGTTTATCATAAATCTTTTGCAAGTATTCATAATAATATTCAACAAACTCTTTTCCCTTACCTTCAAGAAGAAGTTTCACCGCAACATCCAAAAAGTCCTCAATATAAAGTGGTAGTTTTTTAGATTTAATTGAATTACCTGTAAGTTTAATTTTACCATTAGATTCCATAACTGCATAATTCTTTCTTGCAAGATTAATACAACTATCCCAAGTCCCATCACAATCTAACGCCATTTCCCCTCTTTGAAATAAATCATTAAATTCTGCTACATCGGCGTAATATCCTCTATATTCTTTACCTTCTTTAACTTTCCAATTAAGTCCTTTACCAATATACACTCTTTTTTCAACACCTTCAGGTATTGAGAAGTTCATACCGTCTGTATCACAAACAAGGGCAGTATATCCTTTTTTTGAAAAAAACTTCAACATCTGACGTAGATATTGCCTACCGGTACAGGTAATTTGTTCCCCACAATTCATATCCCCCCACGCATATACTTGTGGGGCAGATAACGCACCAAATTTTGAATTGATGAAAATTTTAATTGGAAGTTGTTTATTACCGTATGATTCCGACTTTTTTTTATCTGTTTCATAATACTGTTCCGCAAGTTGTTTGTATTTTATACGGGTATCACGGAAATATTTTAACATTCCTTTCATTGCACCTGTTATGTCACAGTCTGGGAATACATCGTGAACAAGTTGAATTGAAGGATAAAGAGAACTGAAGTCAAGTTTTAAAACATTCTTTGAATACCCCACTTTTAACAATCTCGAAAGTCCTCCCACAAAATCTGTTTTCTTTTGTTTTTCAGGTATTGCAAGTCCATTCTTATAACTCCACGCCAACATCAACATCTTCCAAAGAGTTGCAGTTCCCATAGTTGAAACCCTCTCATAAGTGGTAGGAATCATAGATGCAAGAAGGAAAGATGCTTGGTTAAATTCTTGGTCAACTTTTAAGGTTTCGTCCAAGTCATCATCAAGATACATCTCAACAAGTTTATCACCTGTCATTTTTTTATATACATCAGGAAACTTGATATCGAGGTCAGCATATTCACTCGCCTTTTTGTAATTACCGTTTTGAACATTTAACCAATACTCTTCTTTTTCAGTGTACATCTTTCCAATATCAGTGTGTTCAATATAAACCCTATCATTTGCTTCCGCATTGATATATTTGGTGATGTATTTAAGTCCTGCGGATTTGATACTTGAATTAATGGCCTGTGCTCTACGAACGGCGTGAATAATGTCAATTACATTATACCCCCAAATTGACGTTTGAAGATAATCTTCAACTTCATTTGCAAGTTTCAAAATAGTTTCTCTTCTTGTATATGAGTGTTCGGGATGAAGTGATTTACAGACGTGTTTAGCATTAATACCAAGGATTCTACATCTTTCAAATATCCAATGCCAATCGAAGTTTGCAGAATTATAACCGCCAATTATACTTGGTTTGATTTGGTTAATAACATTAAAAAATTCAATTATCCCTTCCTTTTCCTTACTTTCATCAATACATTCAATAACCCTATGATAACCTTTGTTGGTTTTAATTCCAATCATAAAGATTCTACCATCTTTTGGTTCAAGGGAAGTAGTTTCCAAGTCAAATACAAGTCGGGTAACATCATCATAGTCTTCGAAACCCTTGAATAATCTTTTTTCTTTTTGAATAAGATATTGCTCCACGGGAGGTAGTATAAGAATCTTTTCTTTTCCTTTTTCTCCATATGGGTCAATCCCACCATCACGAAAGAATTGAATAAGAGAACGATATCCCTTTAGTGATTTAACAAGAAATGTTAAACCATTTTTCATTCTTTCGTTATCACCCGATTCAAGTTTGTCAATAACAATTCCAAACTTGGACATCGCTTCTTTTTGTAATCCTTTAGAATCTTGATAGAAGTTTAACCCACGTAAGTCTCCCACCCACGCGAAGGGTATAAATGTATCTTTTCTAATTTCTTTTCCTTTACCGGGGATTTCTTTAATCTTGAAAATTGATTCTGATGCGTAGTCGTATTCAATTGCCACTATAAATTCTTCGGGGTCATTTCCGTGTAGAAATGATTCAATCACTTGAGGTTCAATCATAAACTATATTTTTAGAGTGGTGTATTTGCTCCAACAACTTGTTGGATTTACCTTACCTCTATAAATATAAAAATACTATATCAAATTGTCAAAATTTATTATGCCTTTCCTCCGTCATTTATGGTCCAA